GACGGGTTAGCACTGTTTTTGTCATAAGCAAACCTAACTATGTTTGTTATGCCTGACTTTGGATCAGTTACATTTTTTGTTTCAAAAACATAATCTGGAGGAGTTTGTCGCCTTACAAAAGAAGCTGTATCTCCTGTTCTTTCATAATTAGCGATGCTTTCAACAGTAAAGTTTTCTAGTAACTTCTCCTTTTGATCTACAGTCAGGCGGGGCTTAGGTCTAAATCCTTGCCCTGCTTGAATAGCTTGAGCCGCAACAGCGGGAGACATGCCTAGCTCTGCCGCACCACCTAGTGCGCCCTTTAGCATTTCAGGATCAAACGTACCTGAAGCACCCAGAGAAAGTAGGTTGGCCTGATACTGTCGTTGTCTAGCAAGCTTTTCTTCTTCTTGTTTTTTAAGCTCTTCTTGACGGCGTTCTTCATCCAGCCGACCACGAAGACCACCTAACTCACGAGCCGCAGTAAACAAGCCTTGCTGATAAGAAGGCTGGGCCATAGCCCGTAAAAACTGCTCTGAAAACTTAGCCATTATTAATCTCCTTGACCAAAGATGCTTTTAATGCCGGAGCCTATACCGCTAAGACCGCTGGCTATATCGTCAAATAAACCACCTAATGCTGAAGCGCCGCCGCCCGAGCCTGCCGAAGCCGCACGTTGTTGGTTAATCAAGCCTGATATCACATTGCTACCAACGCCGCCAAGAAGATTCGCTCTGGCTTGCTCTGCGATCAACTGTGCTTCAAGACCAGAAAGTGCAGTCTCACCAAAGAGTCCGGTACCAAACTGTTGTGCCTGCTGTGCAAGCTCTTGTTGGATCAAGCTAGGCTGTAATGCCGCTATCAATTGTTGCTGTGGCAAGTAACCGGCACCCAAGAACTGACCGCCTAATGCCGCTTGTTGCGCCTGTTCTGCTTGAGCCTGTTGCATAGCAGTTAGCATAGACCGATCACGAGCCTCACGCTCTGCTGTGCTTAACGCTAGGAGTTCTGGCGTAGCACCGCCGTATGCCGCTGAGGACGTCCCTAATCGCCCCTGAGCCGCTAAACGCTCTTCTAGCGCAAGACGTTGCCGCTCTTCTTCAGGGCGCTGTGCGGCCCGCATACGCTCAAATATGGCCTGCTCACGATCTACGGTAGGCTGAGCCGCCTGACCAAAGAATCCACCAGCGCCACCTAATAGCTGTTGCTGTAGTGCTTGCTCTTGGGGAGACAACTGCATACCCACTTGAAGACCGTCAGAAGCAGGTTGTGGCTGAGCAATACCAAGTTGGTCAGCAAGTTGTCCGACAGGTACTTCAGTAAAGTTAGTTAATGGCCCTTCAAGAAGCCCGCCTTGAGGTGGAGACAAGCGACGACGTTCAGCCGCAACTTCATCCATTCTGTTTTTAATGTTTTGATACTTGAGGAGATTTTCTCTTTCTGTCTCGTTTAATCTGGCTGGTAGGTTATTAAAATCAACTATATTTCCAAGGCCTATTGTGGGCTCTTGACCAAACTCATTAGTGCCACCCCTAATGCTTCTTGGAAGAGACATTAACTGTCTTCGCAACTCTTCATCTTGTCTGTCTAATTCAGCCATGCCCGGAGGCAACATCATTGATGGCTGACCTACAGGCTGTGCCATAGGCTGTCCCATGCTAGGCTGACCACCCATGCGCGTAGTAAACATAGCACCTGTAGGAGTCGTCACCGTAAATGGCTTGAACTGTGACTCTGCTTGACCACGTTCAGCAATGCCCATTGCTTCTTGTTTAGCCTGCTCGCCAATATTACTAAGCCGATCGTAGGCTTCTTTAGTTAACAAGCCACCAGCCAAACCCATCAACGCATTGGGAGAGCTAAGTGCCTGCTGTCCAGCGCCCATGAGACCGCCAAAGATATCGCCTATGCCGCCTACTATTTGGCCAAAGCCGCCTTGAGCGGCAGGCAAGGTTGGAGGCGGGATGTTCGCCTCTATTCCTAGAGGGCCAGCAATAACTGGATTTCCTGATGCAGTAGTTAAACTCATAACAATTTACCTATCAAAGCCATTACGTTGATTTCTTGTAGTGATAAGGGTGATCCGTCTATGTCGGCTTCAAGACCTACCTGCACACTGGTTCCATATCCTGTGGCGTTCAAGCTACGCTGACTTGTTAACTCACCACCTGTAAATTCGACTGTCGTGTATTCGCTCTCGCCATAGTATCCGGTGATCTGAGTACCTACCGTAAACTCCGCCGTAGAGAATGTCGTGTCAAAGTCATAAGCCCATTTAAGGAATACAGTCGCACTGTTTGCGCCAACCAATGTGGGCTTTAGTTTTTTAAGAATCTTAATTCGAGAGCTATCGCCAAACGTCAGGCTTGGGCTGTAGTACTTAAACCGATACGCTTCGTCGTTGTCTGCATACCCTGTGTACTCGCTAATACCTTGGTTTGTGCCGATGTATAACGTGCCATCTTCTAGTCGAGTAAAGGATGAGAAGCCTGTGCCGGGCCATCGAGTTACGCGATACGAGCCATTCTCTACTGTGCCGCGAACGTCAAAACAAAACGTCGTGTTCTGCCCTGTAAACGACAGTAGATAGAAGCCTTCTTCTGGGCTGTATACCGACCTAAAGAACTCTGTCTCTGCCTGTAGTGAGGCAATGATGTCCTTTGTGATGTTTCCTGACAGACTGCTAATCGGCATAGACTTCTCTTGGATTGTTCTGCCAAAGCTCTTTAAGCCCGTGTGCGACAAGAACAATACGTCTGTACCTGTGTACTGCACCGTATCTCTATCGACACAACCAACACCTGCTACGGTATCTGCTACTGACATAGTGGCCGGTGCCTCTGCCCCCTGATACGCAATGATGCTGTGCTTACCAAAGATAATAAGAAGGCCGTTGTGTGCGGCTAGTGCAACGATTTCATCGTAGCCATCAGGCCATACTTTTGAGATATCAATCGAGCCGCTAGTGCCACCAGACCAGTCGTGACCGATTAAGAGATCACTCCAGTAAATAGTAGATTTATTAGCACTAAAGTCTGCTGTCCACAATCGACCATAGGCCGCCAAAACTTCGTTGCCGTACATGGCACTGGCTACACCTGCGGCACCTGACACAGCACTTAACTTAATTACTGAGCCACCAGCATTGTCATAAACCAGAGGCTCATAACCACGCTGGAAAAAATAGATGCTGTCGTTAAAGTTAACGATCTTCCAGTTATCAGCAGTGATTGAGTAACTAGCAGGGGTCTCGTCAACTAACGTAGTTGTGCCGCTAATAATCTTGTTGTTGCCAACAGAGAAAATCTTAGTGTTGCCACCATCATCCCTAAACTCTTTGATTGCACGGATAGACTCTGAGCCAAGTACAGTCTTAGTAGTCGTAATGACGCTATGGCCTTTACGTGCGGCAATACGTCCTCGCTTGTCGATTACAGCGTTGTCTGCAATCTCAGCAAAAGACGGATCCTGTGCTAACGGCGAATCCTCGGTGTTAACACCCTTAAAGGCCGGAGCTACAAGATTAATACTTTGCAGTTGTTGAGCCATATTAGACCGCCCTAAATACCATTTCTTCTGGATGTTTAGCCGCATCAATCGCTACGGCATCTGACAGGTACTGGTTAGCTATCGTGAAGTATTCGGCTGTAGATGTGCCGCCTGTCTCACCACGCTCACGGGCAAGTAGTGCTACCGCCAAATGAATAACAGGCGCTGAAGGAATCAGTAGTTTATCAGTGTTAGTTGTTAGGTCGCCCTGACGCTTAACGACATCAAACCGCAAGCTGTACACGCCATCTGGCGTAGGGCCAACTAAAACTTGAGTATCGCCATTGCTGTCTAGCCCGTTGTACGTAAAGTATTTCGGAGCGCCTTCTACTGCGTTAGCAATGTATAGAGCATCGTTAAACCAATCTTTGGTTTGGTATTCAATAAAGCAGTTCTGAGTGTCGTTCAGGACTGACATGACCTTCACATTGTCACCGGAGTTAGTTAGTGAGTAAGTATTGTCCGATGCCGCGGTAGTTATCATGATCGTTTCACGTAGCGCAGACCAATCAGTAGCCTGACTAACCAATGTTTTTGCATCGTTAATAAAGTCACCGACCATCTTTGAGTAGGTTGTATTGGTAACAGACGTAACCTCTTCCTCGCGAAGACGACGAAGTACGCTGTTCATTAAGTCTAGATATGTCATACGCTTCTAGCGCCTCCAGTAAACATGCCGATTCGTAAGGGGTCAGCCAACTTACGTCGCGTCAAACCACGTTGGAACTTTTCAAACTCAACAGGATCAATCGGTGTGGCCGCCGCTATTTGACCAGGCAACATCTCTTGTTGCATTGCAAGACCTAACAAGCCAGCACCCAAGCCTTCTCCGATACCTGCAACCCCTGCTCCAAGACCTTCTAGACCGCGACCAATGCCGCTAACGTCTGATGCTAAACCGCCAATTTGAGTGCCTAGATCTCCGATCTGTCCGCCGATTTCACCAAACTGCTCTTCAGTGCTTTGCTGGAAAGCCTGCTGTGCTTCTGCTTGGCTAATCTGACCAGCCTGCAAGGCCTCGATATCGACGTTTACGTCAGAGAACAATTCATTAACAGTGCCACCAAACTCTTCGAACTGCTGACGGGTGTTTGCATCTAACGCCTCAATGTCACCTTGAGCGCCAATAATTGCCTGTTGTAGATCGCGCCTCTCCTGAGTAGCTTGCGCCGCTTGAGTTGCCGCATCTGCTTGATATTGCGCAAAAGCTTCTGCTTGACTTATCTGGCCTTGTTGCAGGCCTTCAATATCTACATTGACCCCAGCAAACAATTGGTTAACGTCTTCGCCAAACTCTTCAAATTGTTGGCGTGTCTGTGCATCTAAACGATTAACGTCACCGCCCACCGCAATAAGAGCTTGCTGTAGATCTCTACGCTCTTGCTCTGCGGTTTGTTGTCCTGCCGCAATGCCAGCAATAGATTGCTCTAGCTGATTTTGAACGTTGTTTATGTTGGTGCCTAGCTGATTAAGCTGATTGTTTAACGCACCCTCTACAGTCGATAGCTGTCGCAGTGTGTTGGCTTCTACGCCTGTAATCTGAGAAAGTAGTCTAGCCTCAGCATCCGTTAACTGACGCGCTTGGCCTTGGGCTTGTGCGGCAAGAGCGTTTTGCAAGCTAGTTTCTACGCCCCTAACCTCTCCACGCACACTGGCTATTGAACTTTCCAAGTCAGATTGAACTTGGTTTATATTAGTTCCAATGTTGTTGAGGCGAGTATTTAAAGCGCCTTCTACAGTAGATAATTGTTGTAGTACGCCAGCTTCTACCCCTGTAATTTCTGATAATAAGCGCGCTTCTGCCTCGGTTAATTGGCGTGCTTGTCCCGAAGCCTGCGCGGCAAGCGCTTCTTGGAGGCTAGTTTCTACGTCACGTACTTCGCCGCGTACACCAGCAATAGACGACTCTAACTCAGTTTGCACACTGCCAAGATTAGAGCCCATTTGCTCTAGCTGACGTTGCAAGCCACCTTCTACTGCGGATAGTTGTCGTAACGTACTAGCTTCTACGCCTGTAATTTGCTGTAACAAGCGAGACTCTGCCTCTGTAAGCTGTCTAGCTTGGCCAGCCTGCGCTGATTCCAATGCTTCTTGCAAGCTACGCTCTACACTTTCAACTTCACCTGCCGTAGCAAAACCAGCACCTTGCAGTGCTCGATCAATATCTTCTGGGGTAGCAAACCCTGCACCAGCCACAGCGTTTTCAATATCTGCTGGCGTAGCAAAGCCCGATGCGGCTAATGCGTTGCCTAGTTGCTCAGGCGTTACATAGCCTGCGTTAGCTAGTGCGCTTGCAACATCTTCTGGTGTTGTAAATCCAGCGCTTGTAATTGCCCTAGTAATATCTCCGGGAGTAGCAAATCCAGCTTGGGCAAGAGCAGTGCCAATGTCTGCTGGTGTTGCATAGCCGGCTTGGGCTACGGCTTCGGCAACTTCTCCGGGAGTGGCAAACGGTGTATTTGCTAAAACACCTTCAACAATGCCTCGTATTGCTTCAGGGTCGGCATCTCTACCGGGCTCTCCGCGTTCGCCTTGCTCGCCTCTTTCGCCCTGAATACCCTGCTCTCCACGTTCTCCCTGTATGCCTTGTTCGCCGCGCTCTCCGCGCTCTCCGCGCTCACCTTGAATGCCTTGCTCGCCTTGAGCGCCATCTACTCCATCTCTACCATCCCTGCCGTCAACGCCATCTCTTCCGTCAACGCCAGCTCTTCCGTCAACACCATCACGCCCATCTCTGCCGGGATCGCCTTGCGGCCCTTGAGCTGGCGGCGGTGCAGGCGCAGGTGCTGGAGGGAAATACTCTCCAAACATTCCAGTAGTAATGGGCGCTTCTTCTTGCGGTGACGGTGCCGGAGCTGGCACAGGGGCTGGCGCAGGAGCTGGTGCGGGTGCGGGCTGAGGCGCAGGTTGTGGTGCTGGAGTAGGTGCCGGAGTAAAGCTAGGCTGATCTTGACGCGTAGGATCTGGCGATGGTGATGCAGTGCCAGCATCTCCCGGTGCTTGATCTTGTTCCCTTTGCTCTACAGGATCTACAGGCTCTGGTTCAGGTGGTGGCTCAGGCGTTAACTCTGGCTCTATTTCATACTCAAAGGGATCTACTTCTATCTCTGTTTCTAACGGAGTCTCTGGAGCCTCTTGAACATCAAGCAGGATATCTCTAATTTCTGGAGAAACCTCGCTAGTGTCCATTGGGTCTAAGGCGGGATCTGTAAACGTAGGAGGTGGAACAATTCTTTCGTTTGAAGGAGGCTCAAGGTTTAACAAAGCATCTTGATCAAGGCTAGTGTGGAAGCCTGTAGTAGATTCCGAGCCTGAAATTAAAATATACCCACCCTCACCTTGAGCAAGAATAAGATTATTTTCTACAAGAAAATCGCTAAGACCTTGCAAGTCACCATCCTGCATTAATACAGCTACAGCTTCTGAAGGAAGGCCATGAGCAGATACGCCAGTGGCTGTAGTCCATGCATTTTTGTCATTAACAAACTGCTCAAGAATTTGTTCTTGCGTAGCATCTGGGCTAATTCCTACAGGGAATCCAGCGTCGTTGTAGTAAACACCATTGATTAGTTCGTCGCCTTCAAATGGATTTCTTATCCCCGTGTCACGTTCAGGTTGAGCAGTTGTATCAGTAGTTAAGTCAGCCGTAGTATCTGCTAGTTCTGAGTCTGCATCATCAACCGAGTTAGCCATAAAGTCTTCAACAGAAGGGCCGGTTGGTTCGGGCGATACTGCATAAGCATCTTCATAGATAGACTGAAGGTTGTCAGATAGGTCTCTTAGTTGATTAGCAATTGCCGCATTCTGCTGTTCAGCAATAGCTGTGTTAAGAGTGTCGTTCATGTTCGAGGTAATTTCCTCAAACGCCTCTTGGTTTAAACCGTCTCTAAGCTCTGCTTGTCTTCTAGCAAGCTCTTCCATTGCTTCAGGAGAAGCTGTTGTGTTTTCTGCAATAAACTGCTGAATTGGCTCTAGGACAAAATCTGCAAGTTCTTTAGCGCCAGCAAACAAACCAGATGAAATAATCTGATCCATGTCTAACTCGCCATCAAATACCGCTTGGCGAATAACTGTCTGACCCATAGCCTCTAAGACATTGTCTACTTCTTCAATGCCTGTAATGTTAGAAATATCTATATTTATTTTGTCTGCAATTTCAGGGCCAATGATTTGACTAACGGCCGCACCTAATCCAGCAGTAGCCGCAGTTTGAAGTAGCTGATCAAAATCAATAGAGCCGGTAGACATAATGCCAACGGCAGTAATCATTGCCATTTTTACGTAGTCGCCAAGACCAGCGTGATCTTCGTTTACGGTCTTTACATACGAGGAGCCGTTCCATTGAAACTTGTCACCAGTCTCACTGTAAACAACGGGGCTAACTCCATACTTTTGTAGCAATGCTGAGTTAACTTCAGAGTTGAGCCAGTCGTCATATGCTCCTTGTTGCAACATTAGCTCTGACTCAGCGGCTAAATTAGCGCCTCCTCCGCCACCTGCCTGACCTATGCCAAGCTCACCGCCTCCCCCAATACTCATCCCAATGTCTATTGCAGGGATTTCTACTTCAGTGCCGTCTTCTAAAGTTATTGTTTCTGTAGGGCCGGTTATGTTTGCGGCACTGCCCCAATTGCCAAGTGTTAAATCACCTGATTGAAGCAACTGCTCACGCTCAGTCATGTACCCAAGGTAATTATCAAACGTACCAAATACTTCAGGCAGTCTGTTAGTGCGCTTTGGGTCGTTAAAGAAAGCTCGAAGTTCGCTTTCAGTAACCTGTTGTGGTGCTACTGTTTGACTCCATAGCTCTCCGGGTTTGGCATCGCCACGCTCAGAACCTTCAATAAACGTAAAGGTTATTTCTGCTTCGGGTTCTGGCGCTGGAGCAGGCGCAGGGGCTGGCGCAGGGTCTACGGCAGTTTCATCAAACTCCTGTGAGCCGCCAGCAAACATAGTGTCGTCTGTTTTTGTATCGGTAGTTTTTGTGTCGCCAGTAAGCATGCCCGTAGTGCCAACAGGCTCAGACGTAACAGTCATGCCTGGCTGGGGGTTTTGAGCGATATACCTAACAGCGTCATAGACGTTAGGAAATTGCTGTGTGCCTACATAATATGCCATTACTTAGACCCCGACTTACTAGCACCAAAGTAGAAGCTCACCACAGAAGACACGATGCCCCCGAGATAGCCCAGCA